GGGGTCGATGCCTTCCTCGACCTCGAACGTGTCGTTGGCATAGACCAGACGGCTCTCGATCTTCAGCACGTCACCGCCCTGCAGGGCCAGCTTCATCAGACCTTTGTAGCGGGGACGGAACTGCGCTTCATTGCGCTTGGTCTTGCCGTTCCAGACCTTGAGGATGTCAGCCTCAGCCATGTTCTTATTGAGCGACAGGCCCAGCTCAGCGGCGCTCAGGCAGGCCTTGAGCAGCGAGCCACGATCACAGTCGAGCAGATCGATGTTGTCAGCGACAGCTGCAACCACGATGGCTTGGAACTTATCTACCGACATGGTGTTCGGCAGCAGCTTGCGCAGGTGGTCCTCACGCGCCGTCAGCTCCTGACGGAAGCGATCCATCGGCTTGATGGGGGTGACTGCGTTACTTGTTTGCATTGCGAATTTCCTCTTCGAGATCTTCAATCATCAGTTCGATGGCGCGCTCAAGCGATGAGCGCAGGCTTGGCTTCAGAGGGTGGCGAGCGGCAACAGAGCGGAGCTGGTTGAGTAGCTCCTTGTTGACCCGGGTCATGACCAGCTCTTTCATTAGCTGATGACAACCCGGGTATAACCCGAGCGCTTTCCTGTTACGGTTCCGACCATGTCCTGCGTGATCACCTTCCCGGGATTGTCGGCGACGGTGCTGATCGACATCTTATATTCGCCGCACTTGACCGAGGCCTTATCCTTGGACGTGTTCACAAGCTCGAGCTTCTCCCGAACCTTGACCATGATCAGAGCCTTGGCTTCGTCAGCACGGGCGATGGCCTTCTTCTCATCTTCCTTGGCCAGCTTATAGTCTGCGAAGAGCAGGGCGTCGCCATCATCAAGCGTGATGTCGCTCTTGGGTAGCGTGCCCATCAGCTTGGTCAGCGCAGCCACGTCCTTCTGGAAGTCGATCTCCGGTTCGACACCATTGGCGATGCTGTCCCAGAACGTGGTGATCTCAGACTTGATAGCGTCGATGATGTTATCGTTACGCGGTATCTTCATGCGGCGCGGCTCGTCGTCGATCAGGGCGACCAGCCATGCATGATCGGATGACGTGCAAGCGAGCTGATGCTGCACCTGAAGGATGTAATTCTCAGGGGCCTCGAGGATCTCATCGCCGCTGTAATGCCAGCCATGACCGCGAGCAGACCATTTGATCTCCACAGGTGCGCCGTCCGCTGTGATGTAATCGAACGATGCGCCCATGCCCGGGCAATCATCGACCGTGAAATAGTCGATGACCTTGGTGACATCCATCGACCAGCGATGCGCTGCCCAGTTGGCGATGCCGCTCTCGAGGAACGTGCCGGCCTGCACAGCTTTGTTATCTGACAGATCTTCGGGGGCAATCTTGCCAGCCTTCTCCATCCACAACTGCCAGCGGGATGTGAAGGGAGACAGCCCGAACAGGGCGGCCACGTCACTACCGCCGATGTGTTTGGCACGCAACTCGTGCCAGTGCGCTTCGTCACGCACAGAAATAATTGCCATGTTGTATACCTCCGGTCTTTATGTTGTTGTCATAATGTATACCGCTAAGGCTGAATGTCAAGCCCACGATAAACATCCTCCACTGATCGGGCCAAAACGTAGATCCCGCCGCGCTTTTCCCACGCATTCTGCCATGCCACCTGCGCCGTGCGCTGCTTGCCTCGCTCGGTCTTGACCTCGATGGCGAACGCTCGGCCCGGGGTCATCACCCCAAGCAGGTCGGGAGTCCCCTCTGGCGCTGACTGGATAACGCGCGGCCCACCATCAAGCGGTCGGAACTTGCCGACGTTGATGCGGAACAGCATGATGTCGTCGCGCTGACCCAGAGCAAGCCGGATCTCCTGCTGGATGACGGCCTCTTTCATTGCAGTGTCTCCTGTCCAGATGAGTTGCTCAGCCGCTCCATCGCTGCGTCAACGGCAGCCATCATGGCGACAAAGCATTTGCTCAGGTTCACCTCGTCGAGGTTCCTATCCTCATGCCACGTATCAATGGTGTGCAGCATCTCGAATGTAAGGGCGTGGATCAGGGAAACCGGCACGATCACGGCGCTGGTTTCGTCATCCTCCCAATCGTCGCGTTCCATATCCTTGACCTCTCTTCCACTGTCAGACCATCGGTCGTGACGCTCCCGTTTGCCGACCTGAGCTTAGCCAGACGGGCAGACTCCTGACCGCAGATGACATTGAATGCCCACTTGTCAGGGTGTGCGTATCCTCTGCTACTTCCAATCTTTTTCAAGACACTAAAGCGCCGGTTCAGATCCATCACGGCTGACGCCTGCTTGGCATCGTCGGCTCGCGTTACCTGCACCAGCTCGCCCTCAACCTGCTGCACCTTGCGCGACTTCAACTGATAGACGTGACCGCACTTCGGGCAGACCGGCATGGGCCTGTGCATTGCGAAGCATGACGGACAACTGCGCACGGTCGGCACCGCTGTCTCACTGGTGCGCTTGCGCGCACGCTCAGTCGTCAGCTCCCACTCGCGATGCTCGTCGATGAACCCATGCATCTTCGTGTTGCCGGCATGATCGAGGACGATCGTCTTCTCCTTGCCCGGTGATGGGCGGATGGCCCGGCCCACCTGCTGGAGATACATCGACAGGCTCTTCGTCGGCCTGAGCAGGATGGCGACCTCGATGGCAGGAAGGTCGAAGCCCTCGCTGATCAGGTCGCAGCTCGTCAGAACCTGTATCTCACCGGCCTCGAACCGAGCCAGCACGCTGTCCCGTTCCTTCTCATCCATGCCACCGTCGACGTGGCTGGCATGATAGCCTGCCTGCCTGAACTCTTCGGCCACATCCTTGGCGTGCTTGACGCTGACGCAGAAGGCCACAGCCCGACGACCATCGGCCAGCTTGCGATAGTGAGCTACCGCGCTGCCGGTGATGGATGGCTTGTCCATCGTGTCCTCGAGATCCTTCGTGACGTAATCACCCATGCGGGTACGCGCCCGGGATAGGTCAGGCTTGCTCGGGGCATAGACCTCAGCCGGTGACAGATAGCCCTGCTCGGTCAGCTCAGCGACCGTAGGGCCCATAACCATGTCATCGAATAGGAGACCTAGCCCTTTGCCATCGAGGCGCTCAGGCGTGGCTGTGACGCCCAATACGCGGGCATTCGGAAAGGCCTGCACAACCTTCCCCCATGTGGAGTCAGGCGTGAAGTGGTGCGCCTCGTCCCCGATGATCAGATCAGGGGCCGGGAATTTGGCCAGCCTGCGTGCCAGCGTGAACACCGAAGCGACCACGACATTGGCCCGAGGCAGGCCCAGTGTGCCCGCAGCCAGCACCGCATGCTTGACGCCCACGTTCTTGAGCGCGGCGCTGATCTGCTTGAGCAGCTCACGCCTGTGCGCAATGATCACGATGCGCTTATCGTTGCGCGCCATGCCTGCCGATATGTAGCTGAACATCAGGGTCTTGCCGCTGCCAGTCGGGCTGACCAGCAGCGTGCGCTTATGACCCTGCCTGAAGCTATCACGAACGGCGTCGATTGCACGCTCCTGATAGTCTCTAAGCTGGACCATACATCACTTCCACTTTCTCTTACGCAGTTCCTTGTCGAGGATCTTCTCTGCCTCGATAACGTCGAGCCCATACGCCCTGATCAGATCGATGGCCTGAGCTTTCTTCAGGCGTTCGTCCGTCCACTGTCCGACCATGATGGTTGCCATCTCGAACTGTTTGCTCGGGATCGAGCTGAGTTTATTCCGTGCCATCTTCGTTTGCCTTCTCATGGATGGGCCAGTGGACCAGCGGGATGAACAGCGCGCGGCTCACCTCGCCGCCAAACCGCATGCTCTTGTCCGCCTTCTTACAGGATGGGTTGCGCTGCAGCACCTTCTGCCAGCCCTCAGCGTACACCGATGAGGACATCAGCTTGTTCAGTGACAGCACGTTGGTCGCCATCCACACGCCCAGATTATTCTCTTCAATCTTCAGACCGTACCGACCCAGCGTGGCATGAGCCTTCACCGGATTGACATCGGGCTCATACTGCGGGCGGATCAGCTCGTGCATGATCTCACCGATGGCACGATCCTGTGTGCCGTTGCGCGTCTCGACACGGATTACGCTACCACAAATGTGGTGAAGCAGTGTGATGTCCTCACG